ACTGACAGTCTACAAGCACTCAGAGACAGGGGTGACGCTTCTTGGGTAACTGGTGGAGGAGGCAGTGCTGCTGACATAGCCGATGCCGTTTGGGATGAAGCAACATCTGGACATGCAAGTTCAGGTACATTTGGTAAGGCATTGTCTGATATTCTTACTGATACAGCGGAGATAGGTTCAGCAGGTGCTGGGCTAACGGCTCTGTGGACAACGGACATTGTTGAAGCCTATGCAGGGCCAACGGAGACAGCCTGCACACCAGCCCAACTGCTTTACATGATTTTCTCATGTGTTGGAAGTTATGCAGTCAGCGGTGACAAAATCACAACCTATGACCTCCCGGGTAGTGGGACTATGGCCCAAGCAATGAGATTTGACATGGACGATGCAACTAGTCCAACTTATCGTAAGCGAGATGCTTAATGGCGATATATAGAACGGGGGCTTTATTAAAAGGTATTGTATTTATTACATTTATGCTGGCCCTCTTGAGGGGCCAGCAAGTTTAAGAGATTTTTAATGGCCGCTGCGCTATCGAGTATAACGACTATCAGAAACCTGTCAAGGATTAAATATGGCGATTAAGGATTTAATTGTACCTAGTTTTGTTGGTATCAATACTGTCGAGTTTATTGTTACCCGTGGGTACAGTGCGCAGAATCCAGTAATCCAGTATTTTGTACCAGCAAACTCTCTGATTGGTAACATTGCAGATGTCGATAGATTTAGAAAGGGCGTTGCTTTAACTGGATTTACCTTTTCTTTGATTAGTCGTCTAGACGGCTCTGCTCTTACTTCTGGTACAATCGTGTCAAAGATAACTAAGGACGGTGGCACTCAGGGCTCTACGTCTGGTTCTGCTGTCCACGAAGGAAATGGTCAGTGGTCGATTAATTTAACGGCTACTGAAATGGATGCTGATGTTATAGGACTGTCCTTGACACATGCAAACGCAATAGCAACTTACACGGTGCTTAAAACAAATGGTTAAAAAGAAAAGAAGGAAACCCGGCTGGGCGTTGTTCATAGACAGGATGCGTAGGGAGGATAGGTACCATCTGTACAAAGAGAAGTATGAGCAGTTTCTCAGTGAGGGCGAGAATCAAAAGCAGGCTTCTTACAAGGCTTGTGTAATGATTGGGTATCAAGGACCTGACAGAGAACGTGAGATACAATCCGTGTGGCTGGCTGAACAAGAAGCTCGTGAGAATCGTGCTGATGAAGAGGCTAGGGCTAAAGAAGAGAAGGATGAAGTTGACAAGGAAAAGAAGGCAGCTAGAGCCAAGAAGTATAACGAGATGAAGCCTGTGCTTTTGCAACGTGAACAGTTAGACCTAATAGATGAGCTGGGTGAGTATGATATCAATGAGTCAGCTTTACCTGCTGATATAGCTTGGGTGTTTCATAACTTACATAAGTGCAAGGGTGAATTGGACGAATGGCTAGTTGGGCCTCACAATGCTCCCACGCCGGGTGCGTGGAGCATGTTAGTCTGGGCAGTTGGCAATCAGACAAAGTTCATGGAACTTGTCATCCGTGAGGAGATGAAGGCCAATAGTAACAAGGACGAAGACAAGACAATTAAAGCAACTAATCACACGATAGAGCAGATAGAGGAGATGTTGGCTAATATTTAATGAGAGGGGGTGAGTATGGTGAAGAAACTTTTTCATTCACTGGGGTCATTGTTTTTTTTGATGGCTTCGATTTATATGGGGGTATTGATTTGGAAGTCTTACGTTTGGTCAAAATGGTTGCATCAGTTGAACGATGCGTTACAGCATAGTTCTGGTGGTCCACTAATTTAGGAAAAGACATGAGTTTATATAGTCAAGTTCCAAAGGGCTTGAAAGAAAACCTTGAATATCGTAGGGATTTGCTTCGTTGGGCAGATACCATCGAAAGGCAGAGGGTTCTGTTTACAGCATGTAAAGAGGACGTTCTTTTTTTCATCAATGCTTTTTGCTGGCTATATGAACCTAGGTCGTCCCGCTTGAGGGGGACGACCTCTAATGTCATTCCTTTCTTGACTTATGAATACCAAGATAGGGACTTCGTTAATATGAACGATGTTCTGGGCAACAGGGATATCGGTATCGAAAAGTCTCGTGACTTAGGTGCTACTTGGATGTTCCTGACTTTGCTTTTCTATCAATGGATGTTCCACGATTTCAGCAGTTTCGGGATTATGTCCCGTACTGCTGACCTCGTGGACAAGCCCGGGAAGAAAGATACGTTGATGTGGAAGCTTGACTTCTTGCTTACAGGTGACGGTGGCAAGGGTGGCCTGCCACCGTGGATGAGACCAGATGTTTATCGCACAGCAATGTTGATGGAGAACCGGAGCAACGGTTCCACCTTTGAAGGTGCTTCCACGACTGAAGATGCTTTCCGTGGTGGTCGTAAGAAATGTATTGCCATCGACGAATATGCTGCCTTCCCTAATGGCGACGACTACAAAGCCTTAGCTGCTACCCAACATGCAACGGACTGCCGAATGTTCGTGTCCACACCAAAGGGTGCTAGTGGTGCTTATTATGATGTGATGCACCAAGAATCAAATATGTTAAAGGTAATTATGGACTGGAAGGAACACCCAGTTCGTAAGCGGGGTTTATACACCTCGGACGAAGGTGAGGTCACAATACTTGATGAGACATTTGACTTCCCCGAAGATTACGAGTTTGTCAAAGATGGAAAGACAAGAAGCCCTTACTATGACCAAGAGTGCATGAGACCGGGGGCGACTCCCCAGTCCATTGCACAGGAACTTGACAGGGATTATGGCGGTTCCGAATACCAGATATTCGGAAAGGACTTATATGACATTGGCGCACAAAGTATTCTTAGTCCTTATGCTCGGGGTGTTCTTTATTATGATGAAAGTGACCTTGAACCGCATTTTGGAGAAACGGAGGATGGCCCGTGGCATCTCTGGTGTCACAGGGATACCTCTGGAAAACCACTTACTTCTGGTCAGTACGTTGTGGGTTGCGATATCGCTGCCGGTCTTGGGGGCTCTTATAGCTCTAACAGTGTGTGTTTTGTGGTGGACCGTGTTACGAATGAGCAAGTAGCTGAGTATGCTACCAATACCCTTCGCCCGGAAATGTTTGCTGATTTAGTCATTGCAGCTTGTAAATGGTTTAATGATGCTTATCTGATATGGGAAATGAACGGTCCTCCGGGTGGTGCTTTTGGTAGACAAGTCCTAGATAGGCACTATCACAACATCTACTTCCGTGACACAGAAGGCCGAGCATTTAAGAAGAAAACTAAGAATCCTGGCTGGTTTAGTAATGATAAAAACAAATTATCTGTTCTATCTAGGATGAGCAGTGCGGTACAATCTAGAGAGTACGTTATTCGTTCTGATGCTTTACTTGAAGAATGTAGGCAATATATCTACAAAGACGGTAAAGTTGTACATTCAAGAAGCATAAAGACAAGGGACGATTCTGCTAAAGGACAATCACATGGTGACCGTGTAATCGCAGCAGCAATTGCATGGCACGCTGTGAAAGACAGACCCCCTTCGGCAGTACCGGAGGTTGAAGAGTTTCGCAAGGAAATACCGCCGGGCAGTATGGCATGGCGATACAAAGAACATGAAGACAGAATCAAATCATTTGCAGATACAGGTTGGGACTAATGAATCCAAATAAAGAAACAGACCGTTCACGTCTTTTCAAAGCTATTGAATACTCAACACGTAACCTTCGCCCGTATCGTGAGATGCGAAAGAAGTTCGTTACTGACTACGTAGGTAGCTACTATAACTCCGGTGCAAAGAGTGATAACAAAGAAGTTATTATGAATCTTATGTACCAGACAGCAGAGACATATACTATGTCTCTCGCTGCTAATAGGCCAAGAGTGTTGGTGACTAGCAAGTTCCCAGAACTATCTGGCTTTGCACACAACTTTCAACGTACTGTCAATAATTTGATTGAAGAGATTCACCTTGAAGAAACAATTAGAGCTGCGGTACTAGAAGCGTTCTTTAGCATGGGTGTGGTAAAGGTTTATACAGGTGAGGCTGGATTTGTAAAATTGGCTGGTGAAGATGAATGGGTAGACCCGGGGAAACCGTTTGCCGAGAACATCAGCTTTGATGATTATATCTATGACATTGAGGCTACGACTAAGAACAAGATGCGGTTTGAACTCAATAAGTATAAGATGAGTCGTGATAAGGCATTGAATGATTCTTCGTTTGACAAAAAAGTTTTAGAGAACTTACAGGTATACCGTCGTGAAGGTGGTATGCACGACCATCAACCAGATACTCCATTGCGGGATTCATTCTTTGGTGAATCGAAGCCTGAAGCTTTGGAATCAGAATTGGAACTCATGGATGTGTGGCTTCCAAATGATAATTTAGTTGTCACCTT